CCAACGACCTCCGCGTCGTTTTGAACAACTTTGTTATCTACCGAGATAAGACTATGGGACAAGCTAAAAACCGAGGAACTTTCGCCCAACGCAAAGAGCAGGCAATTGCACTGGAGGAAGAAAGACAAGCGCAAATAGCAACCGAGATGGAGCTAAGAAAAGCCGAGCGTGCCAAGCAAGAACTCCTTGTGGTTGATGGAGGCGGGAAAGTTAGGAGCAGGCATGGCCTTAGCAGCCGAGCTGGAATACACCTTGCTGTTGCTTCTGCAATAGCGATTGCCTCGCATGAGGATCTAGGTAGATAACGATAAAGGTAAGGAGCTGCGGAAACGTGGCACAAATTTAATTAAGAGGACTTAACCGTGAAAACACTATTAAACTCCAAAAAAGCACCGCTGTTAGCAGTCTGCTTGACCTGCTTGTTAGTTGTCGGATGCGAGAATGCTCAACGCGGAACGTATAACATAAAAGCAGATGTTACTGGAACAGAAAGAACAGCTTATGTGTATACCGAGCTTAACGGAAAGCTACTAAAAACCATCACGGATAGTTCTATGGTGGTAGATGAGCAGAGGGTGGACACCGTAACTTTGTGGCTTGGAAGCAAGAATAAAAAAGTTCTGATTAAGGGTGGCATAGTTATCGTTGAAGACAACTAACACTTAGCTCACATGCATGAGCAAGCGCAGCGCAGCGAATGTCTGCTAGAGCGTTTTGTTATAACAGCACCAACGGAGAACTACGATGAAACAACTGTTTTTAGAGGACTTGAAAGAATTAGATGAAGCAGGGGTTAAGGCTCACATTGCTTCAGAGTACGCTGGAACCCAGGGTGAAGGCTGGAGTGGTGGCGATATTTCAGAAAAGGATACAAAAGAGCTTGCTGAAATATTAGAGGGCTACGATGTGGTTATTGCCTATGAATCAGTAGGTAGCTGGGGTTGTGATTCTTCATCTTATTTTCTATTGCAGCACAAGGACACAAAAGAATACTGTGAATTTAGCGGTAGTCATTGTTCATGCTATGGCTTTGAAGGCCAATATGACCCACAGGATGCCACCCTGGAGTATTTAAAGAGCAATAAGTTCTGTTTTTATTGCGGAGGTTATGATGACAACGAAACCGAAAACCAGAAGGCCGTGAAGGACTTTCTACGTGCGTTATAACGTTGTAAATCAGATGACCGCGAGACACAACCACAGGACTAAACGATATGAATAACCTAAATACTCTGTTTGAAACTGATTACAACCACCACAGTAGCGGGTCAGCTGGATTTGCTTTGTTATGTGGCAAGGTTGATGAGCACGACAAACCCGTAAAGCGAACAAAGCAAACGCACCCTTACAGTTACGATGGGTTTGTTCAGTGGCGCGGCGGCAAGAATAATGAGGCAACCTCCACAATTTATAGTGACCGCCTTCTTCAGTGGGATTTTGCCAAACATGATGAGCTATGCCAAAAACACTTTGGCAATAAAGGGCAATATTGGAACAACCGAGAGCCTGAAAAAATAGAGGCTTTTCTACGTGATTGGGTTGATGACCAAAACCTAAAGTTAATACTGGTGATGGAATATTGCAATGTTTCAAATGGCTACCCATGCTGGCGCTTCGATTTTGCCACCTAACGTTGCATAATCAGCTGTGCCTAGCACGGTAATTGACTAAAACGCGCACGACTATCGGCATCCGCTGGATTTGCTTTGTTAGTGTGCGCCCCTGCTACGGAGTGAGATGAAATGCCAGAAAGAAAACAGATGGCTACAGTAACCGTTGTAACCGATGACGACACTGGAATGTACCATGTTGGTGAGCCTGACGGACTGTTTCAGCAAGAGGAGCTACTAGAGTATCTAAGGATGCACGGTCAGAAAGGAAAATCAGAGATGCTTGAGCATTTGGCTTATATGCAATTTCAGATCCTTGAAACCTGGAGGATTGTGAACAGAGCAGAGAACTGCAAAGCTGCTAGCGCAGACTAACGATTTTATTAACCGGCTTGAAACTGAACTTTAAGGACAGATGATTATGAACAAAAATACTGATGTAAAACCCGCCGCTGACGGTGATAAGTCCGCGTTGAATAATTTTGTTAGCCGTGATGAGACAGACTGGAGCCAGATGCTTAAAATAGTGGCTGGAAAGTTTGATGAAATTGCAGAACTTGCAGCAACTGCCAAGGAATACAATATGGCTCAACGATTCGGAAATTCTGCTGATAATATCCGCAAAGCTGCAAAAGTTATCGACAATCTGCATGACGAGGCTGACGAAAAAGAGCGAAATAAAGCAAAACAGAACGCCATAAAAACAGCGGAGGCTCAGCGTATTTAGTGACGGCTAACATCGTTGTTAACCAGAGAGCGGGTTTAAACCGCTGGAGACTATAAAATGGAACAGAACACAGATACCAAAACCAAGCACCACAGCAGCGAATCTGCGTTGAACAACCTTGTTATGCCTGTTTATACCATTAAGCAGGGATATTTTGGTGATGCCACAATCATCCACAAAAACGGCACCGCGATGAAAGTGATTGAAGTTGCTAATGAGTTAAATACGCTTGCTGCTGATATTGGCATGCTGCTAGACCTATTGAGCTTTGACGGAGATAAGGCTATTAATCTCTGCAAAAAGCACGGTGGTGTTGGATTTATGTCTGACTGTGTTGCTTGCAAAACCGTTTCTGAAATGACTAAGCGGTATGATGCATAACACATGATATTCGGCACCACAAATGAAGCGGTCAAGTATTAAGGAGGAATTATCAATGACCCATTGTTTAGCTAAGGCACTACAGGCTGGGTGTGTATATTTCTTGTTGGTTTTGTATTCTGGTTCTGCTGGAGGGTTCTGATGGATGACTCAAGCAGATATGTTTTATCTCACTCAGGCTCATTGCAAAGAGCCATTACTGATATTAGATCCCATGATCTAAACGGCACATATGAGGTGATTCTCAGGAAAATAGCTGTAGCCAAAACGCTTGCACAGCTTGGAGGGTTATTTGGGTGCTGGATAAAGCATTTAGCTGAACAGGGCGAGAGCGAGGACTACCTGCATAGAATGCTTAAAGCTAAGTTCTTAGCCAGGATTTATGTTACCTCCCCGCAGACACCGTTACAGGAGCAATGGGTGGAGCTTCTGGCCATATACCAAGAAACCAGGCAGCATGACAAGCTGGAGCAGCATGCAAAACGCATCTCTCTATCTTGGGCTACGCTGAATCAGATGAAAGCTTACATGAATGCCATAGAGTCTCATTATCAATCAATAGGTGAGCCGCTGCCTATTTTGGATAAATTCAGGAAATACTACAAATGAAATTCACTATCGGCATTGATCCGGGTAAATCAACAGGGGTGGCAATCTACGACAGGCAGTCAAAAAAGCTGATCGCGCTATCCAATGAAAACTTCGTGTCCGCGCTGAATTTAATAAAAACCAGCGTGGCCCCTGACGATGTGTTTGCTTGCGTCGTGGAGGTGCCACGGACTAAGGCAAACTGGCACAAAGACAAATCTGGGACAACCGCACATAACATAGGAAGAGTATGCCGAGAGGCTGAGTTAATGTCAGCTATGCTTATGGATATGGGTTATAAGGTCATCACGCAGCCTCCGAAGGGTAAGGTTAAGGCTAATGTATTTAAGCAAATAACAGGGTGGGAGGGTGGCTCTAATGAGCATACACGAGACGCAGCTATGCTGTGCTTTGGCCTATGAAGAATAGAGACAGAAAAGAGTTAGATAAAGCAAGGCACCGCGGCTGCATTAGATGCGGAAGGGATGGAGAGACAAGGCCGTGCCATTACAACGGATTTAGATCGCATTCTTACGGCAAAGGGCGAGGCATAAAATGCACGGATATAGCAACGGCAGAATTTTGTCAGGCATGTGATGAGCTATTCTCTGAAGCTAAATACCAGATGTGGGTGGGCGGGAGCAAAAGCACTGAAAGGAGTGAAGAGTTTTTGCACTGGATAATGCTAACTAATATCAGGCGCGCAAGCGATGATTGAGTCAGAGATCAAACGATACAGAGCCATTTTAAGAGAGCATGGCGTTAGGCCGTATGTGTAACGGAATTACATAAGCTGCTACTGATGCAGCCAGAACAAACTATAGGAAACTAGGATTATGAAAAAAGTAACGACCCTGACTGTCAGCTTGATGTTTTTGTTAGGTGGCTGCTCTTTATCAGTAGATGAGCAAGTTGAATCTGTAAAAAAATGCAAGGAGGCGAACTTGGATTACAAAATAATAGAAAATGGCTACAGCGTTGTTGTTACTGTTAACTGCCTAAAACCTGAAATTGACAGCGACGCTAAGCCTGCCACCTAACGTTGCCAATAAGCTGGCGCGCTACCAACTATAAATAAACCGCAAAGCTTTAGGCGCTCCGCTTGATTGGCTTTGTTATGTGACGGGGTAAATTATGAATAATCTTAAAAAAGAAGACTGGTGTAGCGGGTTGATATCCAATAGCGCTGGTGGTCATCACTGTAGACATGGACATGCAACAACACAGGCATGCTTTGGCTGTGGCTACCCTGATGGAAAGATTATTCCAGTTTGCTTGCGCGATGATAAGAGATTTGACCCAGCAAGACAGGCTGTAACAATTGCGCCGTGGCTAGGCACATAACAAGGGCTAGACATAACTATGCAGCCTAAATCCTAACGGGTTGGATGATAGATTATACCCACGCCCTCACAACAAGCTTCCAATTTGCATTAGTAATAAACTCTGGTACGCCGGTAGTTTTGTTTAAAATTTCTATTGGTTGCGATGAGCTAGCAAACTGAATGTACAGCGTACTTGCTGTTGGCACAATCACCAACCCTCTGCCATCAGCAGAGGCCTGTGCCATTCCTGTAGGGTTAATCACAACCTCATCCCCAATAGAGTAGTTATATTCTGCTGTTTTACACACAACTCGTGCCTGAACAAGAGTTGGCTGTGATGAGAGCCCGTGAGATGGAGTCACGTTTCCAGCAGCAGAGATAGTGATTTCAGTGCTAGTATAAGAGTCGGAGAACGGTGCTGATGTAACTAGTGCTTTTCCGTCAGCTCTATCATATCCTGTGCATCTGGTTACGCTACTTCCTTCTCCTCTAAAAGTGGCAGTGTCACCAGCTGCTGTAGTGATATTTGCACCGCTCTTAAGGATTAAGCCCGCCCCATTGCTTAGTGTTAAAATACCATCAAATACAACCGTTCTTTCTATGCCTTGAGCCAACGTAATGGCTGTTATGGTTGTAGTTCCGGTAATGTGGACAAATTCACCAGTAGCAGCGTCAAGATCAATCGTACTCGCAGAGGCAACCGCTGAACCTTCAACGCCAACTTTCGCCAAATGAACCAGTGCTGTTGCTAGCTTATCCTCTGTTACTGCATTATCAGATAACTCGGTTGTATCAACCTCTCCAGGGCTAAGCCTTTTTTTATCTGTTATCTGGAATACAGTTCCATCATATTTGACCGTTATTAGATCATTGGTCTTAATATCATTAGCTACAGTATCATCGGCATTGCCATTTTTCTTTTGCGCTTTAGCAGGTAATCCCGACACGGACAGCGTTGAAGAACCAGTACTTGCGTTGGTGGCTATATAACTAAATTCCTGCCCAGCAACATACGCAGTTATAACCGGCGTTGGAGATATAGCATAAGCATCCGCTGCCCCTGTATCAGTAGCGTAATTAAATTCACCATCCTGCACTTGACCTACGGCTGAGTATTGATTTCTGGCAGTGGCATCATCAACATCCGTATGTTTTTTGCTGTTCATTGGAAGATCAGCAGTGGGTGAGTTCTCTCCATTTTTCGCAAGACATGCCTGAATACCGGAAGCAAAATCATCGTTCTCAGCGTCAAACCTAGAGGCAGTAATATCAATATTAGCATCGCGGTCTGCTACCCAGTTATAAATCCTGTTAAATACTCCTGACCCATTCCAAGACATCTTTCACCTCTAACGCCTCACGACGTGCTATTATTCAACTATGGAACTACTCACTACCGCTGTTATCGGTTATCTGATTTACTTAGCCATCAACGGCATAGTAAATATATTTTACTGATTCTCTCGACCGTACTGCATGGCGATCTGTCTTGCCACTGTCATTGGCACATTGGCATTCAGCAACTCAGCCAGTTTAGTTTGCTGTACATTATGTAACCCCTGCGCAGTTAATGCCTTTATCTTTGGTGCATCCAATAGGGCCGCAAGGGTGCCAACTGCCGTACCTGCTGGCCCACCCACTACGGTTCCGCCGCCAATCTTTGCAGGAGCACTTAACCCTATAAGATCCCTGTTTTCAATCCTTGATGCCGCCCTTTCTAATGGCTTTCTAAGCTCTAGAAGCCTGCCTTCCCTTAGGTTAACAGGGCCAACTTCAGGAACCATCTCTTCAATTCCTTCTTTCGCACCTCTACCAGCAGCGTAAAAAGACTCCTCTTTAGCTTTAACCGCCCTGCCTTGACCTCTCTCAAAATCCACCCTTTGCCATAGGTCTTTTTTAAATTCCTGTAATTCAGACGGGGTAAAACTCGTTTTACCTGTTTTTTCAAGATGCTGCTTGAAATCTTTTGCAACCTTATTAACTATGCGAAGATCCCTAGCCCCCTCTATTTTTGGGCCTCCAACTTTCTGCCTTAGAGACTTAAAGTGCCTAAATACCGTATCCACAGGAACTGACTTCCCTGCTGTTTCTGCTGTATCTATAAGGGTGTCAATCTCATTGTTTAGCGTGTTAACAAGCGCAGACCTTTTTTCAACTCCTTTTGCCGTTGGCCCTATTTTCTCCTCTAGCATGGTTCTAGCTAATCTTTTGCGCTTAGCTGGATCAACGGTCGTGCCAAACTTTGCAGCGCTCTCCATCATTCCTGTTGGCATGTCTTTGGGTATTGCCTTACCAGCAGCAACCTTTGTTCCTTTTGTCGCCAAGTTAAACGGATCAATAGCCGCTGCCGCCTTGGTCAACGCTGGAACCCGAGCAGCCCCACCCGCAGCCATCCCGGCTCCTGACAAGTCCATCAGCGCTCCTACAGGGTCTTCCTGCACTGTTTTCTGGAATGCCTCCATAGATCCATACCTATCCATGATAGCCTGACCAACAGCCTCTACTGTCGCCTCGTCTGGCGTTCTCTCTACAGCAAGCCGCTCTGCAAGCTCAGGTCTTCCGCCTTCCTGCGTCATCCTTGCCGCTTCTTCTGATAGAAGCCTGAAACTTTTATCTACAGCGCCCTTCCCGAGCCGCCCTAAAGCCTCAGCAGTTTGTCCTGGCTCCATAAGCGCTTCAACAGTGCCGCCGACAATATTAGATGCGCTTTCAGGGATATTCTTAAGCATCTCAACAAAAGAAAAATCTTGCGCCTCAGGCTTTGTTTCACGTGGAACATCCGCTTCTATTTGACCGCCTTGCCTGCGCTGGTATTCCTCAAAAGCGGCCGCTTTATCTGGAGGAAGCAATCCTCTTCCATGCGCTTCTGCAAGCAGTTCTAGTTTGGTTGGCATTATAGTCCCAGTGATTTCATTAGCTCTTCATCCGACATTTCGCCCACATCAGAAGGCTCTCCAGTATCTTCTCCTGGCTTTAGCATCTTAATTCTCGTTCCGTAAGTACCCTTATCCATGTTGTAGGCCTCCTCCATCCTCTGAATAGCAGAAAGCCTTTGTGTGCTTACAGTATCCAGTGTTGCAGCTAAATCGCCCATATCGCCAACCTGATCCAAAGAGCCTAGAACAGACTGCAAAAGCCTGTTTTCCATCTCTGAAACCTGACCTAAGGCACCGCCTGTTGGGGAGTTATCACGCAAAGACTGAAGCTCGGAAAACCCCACATTGGCCTTGATCGTATCAAGCAGATTACTAAGGCGCTTTGACTCCGTGGCCGGAACATTGGCCAGCATGCCTCCATAGGAGGTTGTCCACTTGCTAAGTAATGTTTTCGCCTTTTCAATGGTTGTATCCAATACTTCTTGACGGGCTTTCGATGACTTAAGAGTACTTAATAGTTTAGTTTCAGACGCGCGCCACTTTCCTTTAGCGGTTTCAAACTGAGTGGCTGCTGTTTTAGCTGCCGCTTGCTGTCCTCTTACTTCTGGGCGCTCTCCAGGCTTTAGGGTCTTTTCAAGTGATACAGTAGGCTCCTGTGTGGTCTGGGTCATTCCCCTAAATTCACCGCCTACATCATACAAGCGATTAGCACGTTTCATAGTTAAGAAGCGCTCCTGATCCTCTGGAGACATTGCGTTATATACGTTCCACTCTTGGATAGAGCTTGGCCCGCCCCCTGCTTTTGCTTTTGCACTTGCCAATTCTAAAGCCTGGGTTTTTTTATCCTTTGATTGCGCATCCTGCATTCTCATCTGCATGGCCATTGGAGCAGTATCAGGATTTTGTGCCAACACACGCGCCATCTGCTCTATTTTAGTGGCTTCTGGCTTCTGGGTGTCTGGGTCTATCCACGGCTCAGCAGTAGCTGCTTGCTGCATAGTTTCACCAAGGGCTGATTGCCGCTCTTCTGCCTCTGTATCAGCTTGTTTAGACATGTAAGCACCGAGCGCTTTTTGCGCCACGTCCCCAAGTCCCTGGCTCCAATGCGTCATGTTTGATGGTGTAGGCCGTGACATCATTGATGCAGCAAGTCTGCGCCTGCGCTCAATGCCTGGGTCTTTCTGTATGAACATGTTAGCCATTTTCTGACTCCAGGTACTCAACACGATCAATCAATTCTTTAATCGCCAGCATGCAAACACCCATTGCATCAATGTAGTTAATCGTCACACCATCACCCACCCCGAACAGGTTTTGAAACTGATCAGCATACGGGCCTATGTGTGTATCCTCATCACAAACACCTTTTTTATAATCCCATGCCTCAACTCTAAGAATCTTCATTCTAGGCAGAATTTCAGAGACAGGGCGCTTGTTCTCTTTAAAGGACGGGTGGCAGAACATAGCTAACGCCATGAGAGCCGTCCCGGCAAGTTGTGCCGTTCCCTGCCTTGCTCCTGCCGCTTCCTGTGCCTGCTGTTGATACTGCTGACCCAATGCCGATTGCTGCATTTGAGTAGCACCCATTATGTCCGCTGGAGCCGCTTGGTATTGCGCTTGTGGGCTGAATTGTGGCGTTTGCAAAGCCGGTGATCCTTGAAGAATGGCCGCCAATTCATTCATTGGCTGCTGTCTTTCAAGCAAGGTATCACTCATCAAATCCTGATAGGCACCTCTTTCAAGGCCGTATCTTCGCCCTTGCTCGGTTTGACCTGCTCTCATTGCATCAAATGCCGCACCGCGCATCATTTCATCCCGGGTTTTTCCAAATCGTCCGGTTACGTCCGCCCAGGCTTCACCACCAATGGGAATACCCCTCTGACTCAGGCCTGTCTCCATCCTGCGTTCTTGCTTTTCGAGCTCTGGCCTCATTAGCTCCATTGCGCGATCAAACTGTCGCCGCTCTACGTCTGAAACATCCTGAAGCTCAGGCCTTGCACCTGGCAGCTGAAAAGGATCACTTGGTATACCTTCTGCTCTTTCAATCGCGCTTCCGCCCAACATAGAAGCAAGCTGTTGCTGCTGCTCGAATTGAGCCTGCCCCTCTGGAGTTAACTCCATTACCCGTCGCCAACCCTCTTCAACGGTGGGCTCTTCTGGGCGCTCAGGTATATCGCGAGGTGACGCTACACCCTGGATGTTCTCCCATCGGCCTTCTCTGCCTGGAGCATCAGCGCCTTGAGTTCCAACCCATTTACGGGTAGAGGTAGCAGGCAAATTAGCGTTGTATGCATTTATTGCGTCAACTTCTTTCTGCCAGTCTGCTAGATCCCTTTCATAGCCCGCCATTCTATCTGCACCAGGCCCAGTGGGGTCAATTTCCCACCGAGTAGAACCATAGGGAGTTAACTCGCCAACCCTGTTAACTGCTGCCGAGGTTAATATAGCCTCTTTATTGGCTGCCGCCTGGGCTGCCGCTGTCTCTTTAGGATCAGGCGGCGGCGGTGGTGATGGTGAGCTTTTTTTGCCCATCTGGTAATTCCTCTATGTATTTACAGTCTTTTCGTAACAACCCATAAATAAGAGCATCACCGTCTGGGTGCGCTTCTCTCATCATGCCTTCTTTGATAAACCCAAGGCGCTCAAGAAACTTTTGCACTGACGTTGCTTTATTCGAAGTAACCGCCGTAACTCGCGGCAAATTTAATTGTATAAACGGATAAGTGAAAAAAGCCCTTAAACTGTTTTCGTTTGCCCATCTTGGCGTAATTGATGCTATCGACATCTCTATATTATACCCTGGCCTATAGGTATGATAGACCACGCCAGCGATTATTCTTCCTTTCAGCACTAGTCCTATAGCTTTTGCTGCTGGCTCGAAATAACACTCCAGCTCACTCCCAACCCATTCTGCAATCTCAGCATCATGGCCGTATAAAATCACAGGTTTACTCCTGCCTCTAGCCTGTAGTCAGTTCTCAACCATGAGGCCGGGGCTTTGGTGTTTACCCTTACTCTCGCGGCTATGCTCTGGCCAGTACCGCCAGCCACCTTCCAGTCGGTGTTAATAATCGAATCAGCTCCCCAGGGGGTAACATCCCAGGGAGAGGTGTCCCAAGGCGAAGATGATCCAGTCGTCACAGATGGCGATGGAGTTGATATTTGCTGAAAGTCAAACCCTATCCCTACCTCATAAGATAGAGAGGTGGAGGTGCTTTCTATAATGTGGCGAATGGCTGCCACTCTCTTGCGGGTTGGGCTGCCCATCATAGACCAGGCCTGTATGGCATCGGCCTCTATTGAAGAGCTGTTGTCATTGTCTCCCGTGTACTTATACACCACGCCACCACCACCGCCAAAATAAAGGTCGTCGCTATACAGGCTCCAGCAATTAGAAGGGATATCCTTAAATCTACATGGTGCTCCCGATGTGGTGTTTATGACGTGCTGATCAAAGCTCCCATCTGAGTTAGGGACATTAAACAGCACCAGGCTATGCTTTGGGGATAGTATGCCCTGCCATCCAGCACCATCCTTATTTGCGCTGGCGGATGATTGAACGGCCCCTGATAGCTTAGAAGACCCCCCAAGGTGTCCCTTTCTTAAAACACTTGTCAAAGAAGAATAGTCGTCTGTAGTGGCAATTAATAAATCACCCCCTATTCTAACAACCGCCCTTTTATCTAAAGGCTGACCAATATTATAAATGCCCTGAATAGCCCACGCATCCGCGTCGCCTGGATCAGTCCCTGCATACACAACTACATTCCCTGAAGACATAATAAACACAGCTAAGTCATCTACGCCTGTTCCACTATCTATCGTCCAGGTTGTCATCGCAACCAAGTTCCCACCAAAACCTGTAATCCTAGAAAGGGGGAACTTTGTCAGTGCGCCAGAAACAGCATCTATTGTAGCGTACCAAAAATCTTGCGTTTCACTATTCCACATAAAAAGCCGGTTTTTAAACACATTAACGCCATCTAAATCAGCTGGCGTTAAACCGGATCCACTCCAGCTTGAGGCAGAAACTGTTGACCCATCATATTCTTGCGGCGCATCATCGCCATTAAATAAAAACAGTTTCCCGCTAAAATTAGCGGTAGACCAAATATTGTTAGTAAATCCGCTGGCCTTAGATGTTGCAGCCCCCGAAGAAGTCGAGTCATAAATCGCCCCACCACCACAAGCTAGCAGCTTCCTTGTGGCCCCTGAATGGTACTCTGCGAGTGTTTGCACGGCTCCTGCTCCCACTCCTGTCGAATGAGAGGCGTATCCATCTCGCGTATAAACTTTATTGATTCCCGGTATCCAATTATCAAGTTTCACCGCATCTGTAGGTGACATTCCGTCCAGTGCATCACGGGTGTTCCACCCTCCGAATGGTGACGGAACCGATAAAGGCCTAGAAGGCATTAGCTGCCGAACCCAGTATCAGGCACGTTCCACGGCCCGATCAGTGTGGTTTGTCGCCTTGCGGCTAAATTTAGCACAGGTGCTCCACCGTCTTGCGCCTTGGCTATTCTTACCTGATTTTCATACTCTTGCCTTTCGTCTGCATATTCCATCCCAAGACGCTTCAGCATTCGCCACAAAACACCTAGCTCTATTAAGTACTCATCGATAACCCCTACATCGTCATCAGCGCCCCAGGCTGTTTGGCCTGTTCCACCTGATGACTCACACCAAGCATTAGATACATATTCAAATACTAAATCGTCGGCGCTATCTGGGGTTGGATCTATGGAAAACTTAACTGTTCCTGAAACATCGCGTATACGATACCGTTTTCTGACTGTAACAGTGTCACCAAGTACAGAGGATTTATATTCCTGCCATTGCTGTGGTGATATTGGGCCTCTCATCTCCCAATAATTGGTTCTATCCCAGATAGTTTGGTTTTCCAGCCGACTAAAATCACTTGGCAGACCATAATCAGCCGTGCCATTTGCTGTTGTAAAGGTGTACTCTTTAACCAAAGTAAGCCAGTTAAACTCTTTCGCTAAAACACGGCCCTCTTTCTGAGCGCAAGCTAGCAAAAGCTTAGCTGTAGAATTTGAAGAGCCGTAAATTGTAACCGGACTTTCAACAGGAATCTCTTTGGCTACATTACTGCATATCGTTAGAAGAGTCATTTAGTCCCCCATCAGCTTGCCAAGGAGCTCTTTACTTCACCCGCCTCATCTGCCGCGATCTGTTCTTTTGTGCGCCGCTTGCGCTTTGGTTTAGGCTTATCCTCTAATGAAGCCTTAAGCTCATCTATCGTAGCGTTCATGGCTTGAAGCTGCTCTTTAAGCATGCCTATCTCGCTGGCTTGCCGCTCGTTTTCAGCGACCAATTTTTGACTAACCGCACCATTTGAGGCGCTATCTAGCCATGCTTGCGCTTTTTTCTTCAGCTCTCTCCCGCCCATTCCAATCTTCTGCACCGCAGTATCAGGCATGCCAGCAACATCCTCCACTGACCGAAACCTCATCGCCAGTAATTCAGAAACCTGCGCAGGCCTCAATAAAGCCCACTCTTGCAATGGAGTTCCCTCTACTGGTGCCTCCTGTCCTCGCTTGAAGGCATTATATTCCGCAGAAAACCGCTGTTTATCAAAGTCAGTTACCTTGCGCGAAACCTGCGTGTTTTTGTCTCCAGCGATATGGATATCCAACCATTCGACATCTCTAAAGATAGGCCTTCCCTCTTTCTCGCTTGAGGCTTTATGTTGTACTGATTTAAGGGAAAACTGTGGGAAAATGCCGGTATCACCCATGACTGACTCCTGTAGGCTGCCTTAGCTGAGCCTGTAGTATTTTAGAAATGTGAGGGATTAAACCATCCCCATGCGCCCTAACTTTGCAATCAGGGATTAACTCTATTTGTGAAACAAAATTAGGGGCTTGTGATGCATAACCTTCTGCTATCTTAAACTCTCTGCCTGCGCATACAACATCATATGTTCTGCTGTAGCATTGCTCTCTATCTGGTATATATTCAGCCCCATTAACATGCAGATCCCCATTAGCAATAGATCCATCTAAACCATAATAATCTATCTGCCTGCTTCCTCTCAGGTATGCAAGATACATGGCTTTTAGGCCTACAGTGCCGCCTCCGTGTATGACAGAGCAAGGTCTTTCTTGTTCATCTTTCAGGTAATCTTCTATACCATCTAAATAAGCATGCCATAAATAAACCTTTTTACCTTCTAGCGCCTTAAAAACATCCGGATGACACTGTGAAGCAATGTAGAAAACCGTTTTATCATGTGTTTTTTTAATAAACTCCAACATGTTTGGCTTAGCATCACATAAAACCATCACATCAGGAATCAAACCACGATCAAGCAACCAGCCATAAGCCCCATTTACAGCCCACAGCTCAGCGCCCTTTATCATTTTCCTCATCTTTCCTTGATTGTCCTTCAAAGATGGGCCCGGACAAGCAGCAACTACTCTCCTCCTGACATCTGAAGGCTCAAACCATGGCAAATCTAGCTGACAATTAGCGCGCACGTTATCCATGCGGATTTTAATTGTCTCTTCGCTTGTCTGGTCTTTTGGTAAGAATGGAACCATGTTAAAGCCCCGACCGAAGCCGGGGCGTACCTCCTAGAAGGTTGTAGATTTAGGGTAAGTTGCGATGATTTCAGCAGATGTAGCTGCTGTAATCGTTGTCACTGCAACCACGCCATCAATCTTCGTCTGACTGGTAGACGCATCATCCAATGATCCTGCGGTGGCAGAAGTGTACAAAGCCACATCAGCAGCACAGCTAATCAAAAGATTGCACCCAATATCGGAGCCCTGGCTGGCAACCCAGCCAAAATCGTTATCTGCAAGAGCTACCTGCGCAAATCCAACCATCCAGCCATCATCAGCCATTGCCTTGGTTAAGGGCGCGGCTTCAAAGTTTTCATCAATACCGACAGCATCATACTGAGCGATTGCTGCACTGGCATGGACATACATGTATTTACCACCCTCTGTGGTTGTTACACATTTGCCCAAACGGAAAGCGCCGCCTTCGTCATTACTGGTTCCGGTGCCTGCAATGGTGCCATCAAGATCGACACCCAGACAACCATCAGCAGCATGCTTAGCGTTGCTATTAGTTGGTGTAAAAGCCATTAGATCACCTCCTCTAGGCTACAATAACGCCCTGGAGGGACGCATTGCTAAGGGTCATATTACCGGCCCACCCAATCAACTTAACCATTGCATCCTGATTGGTTGCAAAGCGGTCTGGATCTAGTGGAGTGAAATCCCGATCACGATGAGGCCGAAAGTGGATGTAATCCGTGTTAAGGAAATACATGTGAGATGACGGGGCGGAACCATCCTGACCACCATCAAAGACCACATCAGCACTCATAAACTTAAGTGAGTCGAAACCAGCCGCAGCCATATCTTCAGACGTAAAACGCTGATTAGCCTGAAGTGACTCCCAGTAGTAACGAAAATAAGTATTATCCGCTACGATAAGGTCTGGCTTGTCGTTATTACGAACACAGTTTAACCACAAGGTGTTCATTGCGGTTTGAATTGTGCTAGAGCTGGGCGTTACTGACTCATCAGAGAAATCATAATTTTGATTCCTCCAGAACGCAAAGTTTGCCCGGTTAATACCGCCCACCGTTCCAGTTGCCGGAGCATCTGCAACCAGAAGCTGTAAGCCGCCAATCTGCTTGGAGCTATCGGCAGTACCATCTGAATAGATATCAGTTGATATGTTATTCATCATGGTGCGCTCTGCGTTCTTAATGCGGCTTTCAAGCAGATCAATCATCTGCTCTTTGCCGCTGTTTTGGAGCTGTTCGAGGCCCGAAATAGTGACCGCTACAGCTGCCTGTTTAATGTTGAACTCTGCAGCACTGAATACATCAGATGGGCTTATATCAAGCGTTTCATAACCAGAGTAACGCTTATAAGTCGCGTTCTCGGCATATTCCAGCTCTTGCATGATATTCTGACCGCCAGAAAAAGGACGGTTATTCCCCTTCTTTTTCAGGCGATTTAACAGAGCGTTGTTGTTGGTGACGTTATCAGCCAACTTCTTGCTCCTATTTCGGAGAGTTGTAGTTACAATCTCCGATACGTTAGGCGATGCCATTGTGTACCTCTCTTAGTCAAAATTGACTTGATAGTTGCTCTCGCAAAGAAAGATCCGCTGAAGGTGCGGAACCATGTGGGGCTCCGCTTACGCTTTTACTGGCCTTCTTTGCTTGTGCAGCCTTGGCACTGGCCTCATCTATCGCTTTCTTTGCTTGAGCGGCAGTTATTGCCGCCTGCATTTGTTCGCGTACAGAGGTGTTGCTCCAGATTGCTTTGTCGTAAAGGTCTTGTAAGACCGGTTGTCGGCCAGCAGTTCTTTCTGCTTGCGCTAACATCATAATATCGTCCATCACGTCGTTAAAATACGGATGAGCTAACTCTCCTGCATCGTCTTTAGCTTCCGCAAACTGTTGGATTTCTGAGACTATGGTGTTTTGGCGCTCAGTATATTCGGCTTGCTGGCGCTGTGTTACAGATCCTTTTAAGTCGGCAAGCTCCTGCCGGAGTGTTTGCATCTCAGGATCTGCGAATTCGTCTCCCTCTCCGGATGAGTTCTCGCCCAGCTGAGAAAGAGGGATATTGTACATCTGGGCAATCTCTTTTAGCCCATTAACGGGATCTTGTGAAAGCTTCCTGTCTGCCTGGGCTAGGCGTTCAACGTATTGAGCGGGAGTTACGCCCATCTGTGCTAATGTCGATTTATATGGATCAAGAAGCGCCTGAACCGGTTCATAGTCCCTTTTAAAGTCTGCAATACCTTGTGTTTTTCTGGTGTAGTCAGCCTCCATCGACTTGTGACGGGCTAGAATCCACTCTTGCAGCTCTGGGGGTGAGTTATCAAATACTGCTTTGTCAGTTGCTGACCAGTGTTCCGGAGCCGTTATACCGCCTTCTTCCTTCTCTGAAATTACTTCTTTTTCGGCCTCCAGGGTTTCCTGCTCTTCGCCTGCATCTTTGCTGAGATTATCACTATCAGTGCTATCATCGGCAATGCTATCAGTATCACCAACGGTATCAGGCTCGGGAATATCTCTCTCACTGCTTTGTTCCTCAGTCTCTTCGTAAGAATCGTATGCCGCAAGCAGTTCATCATTAAGGCTGCCCGCTGGCCCGTTGTCTTGGGTGCTGTCGGTTTGTGTATCCAAAATATACTCCGTCTTTAAGGGAAAATTAACGCTTCACAGCGTTCTATTTACGTTTACCACCGCCTCTGCGGCCTTTCTTACAACCCACCGATCACCTCCTATTGGTTAATAGCCTTGACGATATCCTCAGCCACACCTTCAGATTCACACCCTTTATTGGCATGACCTCTTAGTTTCTCGTTTCCTACCTCAATAAGCCTGTGTTCTTTTAGGTGGTTTCTATGGCCTGATCTTGAGTTAATGATAGAACCATCAACAGGGGATCGATATGGTGTCATATCATCAAGCACAGCTGGCGCACATAGAACTCTCGGCATTTTATTGCCACAGCATTTGGGGAAATTCCTGTCATAGTCTGCAACTTTTCTGAAAACCTCTACAGTTTTATCGCACTTTTTACATGTATGGACGTAAACTGGCATCATGACATCAGCAACAATATTGCTGCCTCCTCATCTTCTAGTATAGCCTGCTCTCTGCGTTTAACTTTACCATAAAGCGATATCATGCGCTCCACAGCGTCAGCCATTACTGACATTTTAGCCCAATCTACTCTGTTTGGCTTAGGTTTCTTGGCTTTGGTCTTAGCAAAAGGCCTGACGATTTCAGCAGCTTTCTTGGATGCCTCTTCCGCCATCTCTTCTGGCACGTCCAGCTGCTCCCCAGAGAGAAGCGCATACATACTTTCTATCTCTCTTCTGCGGTGCCTGTTGTCTTCAGGAAATAATTTCGCCCCGCCGCCCCTGGCACCACGACTTGGCTCAGGCACAACAGCCGCTGTCTCAGCCCATAAAACCCCAGGATAACCCCACAGCAACTGTTGTTTATCACCCTGAGAGAAAGGAGATGCTTCATTAATGACGAGCCCGGCCTCTAAAATATTGTCCAGATTAAGGACTGCAAGCTTCTCATCAATTGTCGTTATAGCCATCAGCTATCCAGCACTGTTCTCACTCCAACAGCCTTTCCTTTCTCATCCCTCACAAGCTCTTTAGGTGCGGTCATTTGTGCGCTAATCTGCATAATCGCCTTTGCTTGTTGCATCATCGCTTGAGCAATGGCCTCTGATGACTCAACAGCTGCCTGCGCGGTTGCTTGTGAGGTCTCCACAATCTGCTGCAATGCCTGCATGTCTTGGCTTTTCATCTCTTCATTCTCCTCAAGTTCACGCTGCTTATCTTGCTCTTGTTCATTAAACTTGCAAGTAAGTTCTGCCTCTTTGACGGCCTGTTCGCGCTGCTTAATGCTCACTTCTTGCTCTTTAATGGTTAGCTCTTTTTCTTTCATGGCCATAGCATGCTGCTGTTTATGCACCTCAAGCTGTTGAGCTTTATCTTCAAGGATAAGCTTTCCTTTCTCTATCTCTTGCTTGCCAGCAGTTTCTTGTGCTTTTAACTTAGTTTCTGCCTGCCGCTCCATTGCTTCCTGCTGACCTTCCATGTCTGTTTCTGTTTCTGGCTGTGACTGCATAGATTGCATAGCCTCTTCAAAAGCACCCTCCAAATCCCTTGATACCCCAAATCCCTTAACCCCAAACAACAGCATTTCGCCCAATAATGGGGTCATTTTAGGCGCTTTCTCCCCAATCACTAAAGCGCTATCGAGAAAAGACCCAGCAGCAGTCAAGAATTCAATCCTTGCCTGTTTCTCCATCTGCTGATCTGGCTCAATGGTAGAATCAGTCTCAAGATCAATCCTAAAGTTACGGATAGGATCATCTCTCAATAACCGAATAACTTGTTCAGGCACTTCTAACCCAGTCATTAAGGTTAAGGTCTGAGGACTGAACTCCTCAGCAATGACTTCCGACATAAGCTGGAGCATATCCCTTGCGAATCGTGCAACCTCTTTCTGCCTGTCTGATATCCGCAATGTGGCATACTGAGCTTTTAACCTGGACTGCCCCATCTTCTCACGTGGATCGACTGTCCCTCGGATAATGTCAGACATCCCAGTGATTTCGTAAAGATCCTGCTTGACTTTTTCCCTGGCCTCATAAAGACCCAATAGAACGGTAGCTACCTCACCTATGGGCAAGAAATCAATTGCACCATTAATCCCTCCGCCCTTAACATGGCTTGGCCAGTTATCCACAGGTATTAACTTATTCTCGCACCCATCCAGTACTAGCTGTTGCAGCCCATCTATTGAGCCATCATAAACGCCTGAAACCTTCAGCGCCTCCGTGAGCAATGCAATACGCTTAGTAAGCTGATCTAGCTCCTGTGCTTGATCCTGATACTGCACATAAAGAGGGATGGGTATAATAGTGTCGTTGGTATGCCCTGCGTACAAAGGCTTTGGACAAGGGTAAAAGCCATCGAAGTTTAGAGGTGGATCACCCTCTTCAAGCATTGATTCTTTGTATTCTTTAGCTAGCCATCTGACCTGCTTATTCTTTTTATCCCAAATCTCATAGATAGTCGCCTTCTCTTCTGCTTGGCTCTCGCTATCTTCCTCTTCAATCTTATAATCCAAGGGTATTTTGTTGCCTATTTCACCGAACCTTTCCACAAGCTCATCCCGATCCATATAGGCCTTAAATGCTACCCATTCGACCTCTGACCATCTGCGCCCAGGGCCGTTTAGGAAGTCTCTCCAGTGAACATACTCTGGTACAGCCTTTTCATACACGACCGGATTAAATGGGGCTTTTCCTTCTGGGGTCTCCTCTTCGCCATAGGTGGGCTCATATTTGACCCTGGCCACAGCTCTTGCAGGTAACAGGTAATCTTCAACAGCGCTCTTCATCTCGCCGTCAAAATCAATACAATCAAGATGGTACTCAAGCGCTCTTTCGATTATCTTAGAAGCTTCTAATCCAACAGGATCACGGTCTTTATGGCGACGATCGACAATAGGTTTAGGTGTGTTTGAGTAGAGGGCAGGCTTTAAAGTCTCGGTATTGCTCCATAGGATGTTGTAGCGAGTGTCATTATCATTGCTAGCGTTCCTCTCATCTCGATAGCGCTCAACTACCAGCTTAGCTTTTTCTCTCCATTCGCTTTCGCGCTTCTCTGCCTTCTGTACCTCATCAAGCCAATTTATAACTGTCATGGTGTAAATGTTCCCATTGAATCCCACTTATCAAAGCCTTGCGATACGGCAAAAGCATCTTTCAATTCTGGTAGGTTGGTCTCTGTGCTGACCAGTTGACCTTGGAGATAGCCAATCATACGCTCGTTAAACGAGCCAGCGGGTATAGCCCTCACATCAAATAAAGCTATCCAGTCCTCATTGAGCGTTCCGGTTGTGCTGGTTACAGCTCTTATGCTTGCTTGGCGTAGCTCTTGGTTGGTACTCATATCCTCTTACCCTTCTTAGGTGCCTTACTCCACAAGTCGTTCAGGGTCATGTCATGCACAGAATTAATAGGCCTCTCTTTAGGTGGCTTTGGTCTTGCATAAGGTCGAGCCATTAACCCATACCTCCACTCGTCTGCTGCATGATCCTCGCCATCTGTATCAAGATCCTCTGGTTTAATCTCGTCATGTTGCAAGGCCGGTATTGTCCGTATTGAATCAGCGCACGTATTAAACAAATAAACCATTGGCCTATCATCTTCTCCTTGCATTCTAGCACGCATCTGATCCCAGCCTGGAATACGCTTGTTATCAGCAGGATAGAAGTTGATCTTTGCCGCCTTACGCATTCTCTCTGCAATGCTTGGCCCGCCGTCCTCTGCAAAAATAGCAGGGTCTGCGACTGATCTGTGCATCTTCTCCCTTGTCCTATCCTTAATGCCTATGGCTACGTCTTCAGCTGTCATCTTTAAACCTACATTAGGCCCGCTAGCGCCGTACCACTCTCTATACCTAATCATAGCATTTTTGGGGATTCTTCCATTTTCCCCAATGTAATCCTCTGAAGCTACAGCCCACCAACCCACTGAAAACGGCCTGGCTGATCCCCAGTCAAAAGACATTATCCTTGTCCAATGGCCTGGTATTTCGAATGGCCTGATAACAAGATCACTGCTCCAGCAATCAAAATAAGCGCCCTCTATCGCGCTCCAGTCACCGTTCAGCCATGCTTTTACCAGTTGCTCCGATCCCACCAAGTAAAGGCTTGATATGTACCCAGGGTCATTCGCAAGGAGTATCTTGTTATCTCTCACCTTAGCCGGGATAAATACCCTTTTCTTTTCCGAGCCATCAGGAAGGATATCAGTTATTACCCTGTTACCTGCTGGGCATGGATCTATGTACCTGTCCTTTATCCAAAGCTGTCCTGGCCCTCCTGGGTTGCCAGTAAGGTGCATTTGCCCCTCGCCACTACCCCTAATAACCGCATGCAGCCTCATTATCGGTGCTGGATCCGGGTAGTTGCCTGCCTCCTCTATGCAGACATCACTCAGGTTCTGCCCCTGGTACTTCTCAGCGTCCCTTGTACGCTCTAGCGGCCTAAACCTTAACCTTCCGCCATATGGCGTAGTCCAGGTTTTCTTCTGATCCTGCCACTGCCAACCTAATGCACCATATATCTGTTGTGACCTGGCAATGGCATCATCGAGCATGGGTATTTCATGGCGGAAAAATACACAATTGAATTTTGCACCAAGCCTATTAGCTTTGAGTGCCATCTTACCGAGCACACCATCAGTCTTCCCCCCGCCTCTTGCGCCACCGTAAAAGATTTCATAAACAGGGCAATCAATTAAGCTCTTTTGTGGGCCTGCTTGTGGTCTCCAGACTATTGCCATACTCTTTGCCCCACTCATCCTCAGTCATTACGTTAGATGAAACAGTGTGATGTTCTACATGAGCCTTGACTTCCATCGCTGCTAGATCGGGTAGCGTTTTCCGAATTAATCCAAGCGCAGCAGTGACTTGCGACGCTGTAAGTTCAACTTTTCCATCCACATGATCTGTAAGACGATTTATTAAGTGACTTGTTTTAATCTTCGCGCGTGTTTTGTCGTCATGATTTAGGACTTTTCTCATGGTTTTTGGAGTGGACATAATATGACCTCACCACGCAAACATTGAGCTGAGTAGCACCATAAACCCTGCTACTTGAATGGATAATGCTTTGAATAGGTCTACTGCGTCTTTTCCGTCGTTTCCCATTATTCCTCCTTCTTTCCTATGACTGGTTTGTACATGTCTCGCTGTATTTGCAGCTGGTTTGCCTCTATGCGCTCTATGGCAGAGCTTAGAGAGTTCATTTTCTCTGCCGTGACTTGTTGTGCGCTGTAAACTGACACGCCTCCTGCCACTCCCGCTATGATAAGCGCTTCAACTACTCTGGTGATGTTCAATTTATGCTCCTGTGATGCCGTTCCCAGGAAGAAAGGGATTGACCATACCATTGGATCAAAGCGAAGCATTAGTACAGGCCGTTTGTTAATTGATTATTTATAAGCATATAATATCCTATTTTGTCAATGACGCTATGGGCCGCTCTCTATCTCACCCTTAGTCACTGTGCCACCTGACTCTGAGGTAGTTTGTTTCTGATCCACTGTGGTTCCGTCGTCTGCATAGAATTTGGTTGTAGTGCCATCATTGTCCTTTTTGTTTCTCAGCAACTTATAAAGATAGTCGATTTTGGTGACAATATCAGGGTTTACAGGCAATGCCCCCTGTCCGGGTTCACCCCGTGGATCATCAAGTAGCGCCTTGATAGCATCAGTATCCAGCAAGATACTAGGAATATCAGTGATGTCTGCGCCCAAGTCAGTAACAGACCCAGCATAAGTACCTGTTATACCATTGTGCAGGCCATAGACGTTAACCGTTCCAGCAGCGCCATTTACAACGATAGGGCACCCTGACCAAACGACTATATTAGTGGTTCCTGTTCCACTGGTGGTGACTGTTATGTTCTTAGGCGCTCCTCGAAATTCAATATCACCGCCGCCTGTGGTAATTGTATGACTTCCGCCTACCGGGACTTCGATTGAAGCCGTGCAATCTGCATCAAACGTCCAAGTGCCGCCGCCATACCACTCTCTGACACTAATAGTTGAAGATGCCCCATTGCCAGAGAAATCAAATGTTGGATTTGATGCGCCTGCAACCTCTGAATAACAGGTTTCTACAAAGAATTCTGCTGCCGCGTTAGCAGTGAAGCTAGACTTAAACCCACATCGACTGAAATGGCTTTGACCAAGAGTAATCACGCCAACGTGGGAGTCTACAATGTGACATTCTGCCGAGCATATTCCAGTGCCAGAAACATCATTACCGTGGAAAATATGCGTCCCGCCTACTTCTTGTCCACCAAGAACGCATGCCCATCCGTAGCCCTTCCATACTTCATTCGCTCTCGATGAGGCAAAAGTAATAGTAGAATCATTAGATGCATAATACTGATTTAGGCCAACATTGCCTGCAATCGTGGTAGCCGATGCTAGCGTGTCAACCGGATTATCAGCCACACCATTAACATAACTTTCTACACCGGAAGTGCCGTTCACAGTATCAATCCAGACCTGACCACCATCATAGCCAACTGATTGAGAAACAACCGCATAGGAAACATCTATCTTATCCACCGCAAGAGTGGCGGATGTCATCCCTGCTGCTTCGTAATAGCGGATTCTTACCTTTCCAAGGTTTGCTCCTGTTCCTGTGTTTCTGGTCAATAGTGACCAGTTATCGATTTGGTACGTAGCGCTAGAGCCTCCTCTATCACCCAGCTTATCCCAAGACGCACCGCCCCAATTATAAGCATAGATTCCGACAGTATCATTAGAGCTTGTGAGGTAGTGCCGCAATGAGACTTCAGACGCAACACCGCTACCGCCAACGTCGAATTGATAATACAACTCCATCGCGCCTGCTGTATCTGTGTGCTGGTGCGCGACATCGTTTGCGGTTTCCGTGTCTGTATATGTGCCAGAGGACTGTGTGCCAGTCGTCAATGTATAACTCTCGGCAACTGTCGAAATAGCAGCCGACCCAACAGAAAGTTGGCCTATCTGAAGCTGGGTAGCAGGGAAGTTATCACCAGCCAGCCCGGTTGTATCGTACTGTAGCTCTAGATTATCAGCTGCTGTAGAATCGCCGCTAATCTGCGTGACATTTGCTGAAATGTTTCCGGCTTTTATTAGCGCCAAAACCCCGCCACTTCGCTCGATGGAGAATGAGCCGACCACTTCCCCTACCACGCTGACGCTGTTTACAGTGCCTGTGGTTATGACGATCTGAAAATCGGTATCCACCGTGTATAGCGCAGAAGCAGACAGATCAATTAGGACATTATTAAGACCAGTAACGCTGTCAAAATCTGCTGTTAAGGTAATACCTGCCGTTATTTGAGTAACGCTGTTTGATTCGTATACCGAAATTACAGGAGTGCCACCCAGCGTAGCAGGAACACCTGCTGTGGTGCGCGTAGTGAACTTATAGTTAAGCGTCGCATAATCTTCTGGAAAATCGCCAATATACACTTATTACCCCGCAAGCCCGCCAGGGCCGACTATTAATGAACCTTGTCCAGCCAACCCACCGCTGCCAGCTAGATTACTTATTGCGCCTGCTGCTGCCTGGTACTCCCAGCAACCAATATCCGGCGTTGTTGTTGATCTTGCTTGCCCTATAATATCCAGGTCGCCAGTGTTTGTAGCGTCTCGTGTGCCGTTGCCCTCTAAATCTGAGCCAGCTTTAAGGCGAAAATCATGGCTTGCAGAGGTCGTGTTTTCAAATTGATTTGCATAGGTAAGGCTGTCTTGAGAGTTTCCGCCTGGGTTGCCTGTGCTATCAGAGGCATTGTATGAGCTGTTTGTAGTGTCCCATCCAGAGGCTGAGTAATCCGTATTAAACCCAAAAGAACAACAGTTTTTAACAATGTTATTAGCATAAACAGCAACGATACCCGTTCCTGAGTTTGTTACGTCTGAAGGACTAGCGACAGTAACGTTATAAGCTCCAGCTCCCGACAGTAACTCTAATCCAGTCCCACCTGTTGATTTAGTAATAATTAAACTATTAATTATTTTTGATCCAGATGACGCTAGTGATACAGCCTCAAAAGTATTTTCTTGATACAAAATATTATTGTTAATAGTGGTGTTATTACCGGCTATTATTACTCTGTTTGAACCACCCGCGCTCGTTCTCCAAATTTGGATCTTTTCTAACGTTACATACTGCGTGGAAATATTTATCGCCTGGGTATAGGCGGCTGTTACCTTAATCCCTACGCCTTTGGATTGATCATATTTTAGGGGGTTGGAAGCAGCTCCAGCGTCATCTATGAAAGATTCGCCGGTTGCTGTTGTAAGTGTTATCCAGTGTGTAGCGTCTGTTGTAGTACCAGAAAATGTAGTACCTGCTGAAAACTCAGAATCGTTGTATGTTTCGCCTGTCCACGTTTCATCTGTAGCTACTATGGATGCGGGTATAGCATCTTCAAACGCCTGAATGGTCGAATAGTCTCTGGTTGCTGTTCCAATTGATTTAACTACTGGCGTTGCCACTACAGCTCGCCTTTAAGCATGATGAGAGCATTCATATTCATGTCGGTTAGATCAACAATCCCTGTTGGATTATCATGAATGTAGGGAGTCATGGCTCCAGTATTTAATCTAAATTTTCTTTTTCTATTATCCCTATACGCAAACTCTCCTGTTTCTGCCGCCAATAAAGCATCAACCTGTGTAGCCGTTAGGTCTATCAATACAATACGCCAATCAGGATTAGCAAAATCCTCAATCCCCCATATGCCAGGGCTACGTTGGATTACAATGGCATCGCCATCTTTCGTCAATCCCGCATCAAGGCGCTGAGTTGTCCCCACTTTATCAACGACTCTTATAAGACACTCAACCAGCATATCCTAATGCCTTTTCTAGTTCTAATCCGCCACATTCTATCCACGCCTGTTCAATATCATCATTCCAGCACTTCTGCCAATCACTATACTCGCCCATCCACGTGATAGTTCCTCCTGGCAGGCTTTCAAAAGCATCATCAAAATACTTAACCCCGAGATAATCAGCAATTCTCTCTATGGTTTTTCCCTTATCAGATACAAGACCTTCAAATCGTACAACTAGGGTTTGGGGATCGTTCAGCCAAGGTAGGTAATCATTATAGGTATCTGGGTATGACACACCCTCACTTTTAAAGCTCTTGATTTGACCAATAAGCTTTCCTGTTTGGAGCGGTAAGTTCCCTTGCCGGAACCATGAAATTAATGCATTGCGTGGATTGCGAACTATAAATACATGCTTAATATCATTAAGTTCTGCAACATATGTAATTCCATTAAGCGTGAAATGAGCCTTCAAATGGTCTAATCTAGCACCTTCCTGAGATATAGCGCATTGAACTGGAAGGCCCAAAAGCTCTACTGTCTTTAACGCCGCATGCACCCCATGCTTAGGGTATCCATTTACAAGTATATTCATACTGCCTCACGGAATGAGATTTTACATATAATACTCTATTCTAGCATATTTTCCATCGTGCCATTATGTCATCCTTTGCAGCCTATTACTCCACCC